ATAGAGAACTACACGGCGTATAATAAATATCAATTGTCCGTCTTGATACGAGATTATCTTAATAAAGAGAATGATGTTAATGCAGGGGATAATAGGTTATATGATAATATCGAATCTAAGGTGGATCTAATTCATATGTTAGAGAAACCAAATCCACATAAGCTATTAACTGTAAAGGATAAAGTTAAAGTAATGGCCTTCTGTAAAGAAGTTATACATTACTGCAATGCTGGATATGTTGTTGAAAACTCAGACTTTAATTCACTAGAGGAGATACAGATACAAATGAAGGATATAGAAAGGTACGGAGATATTCCAAGTGTAAGGAGATCTTGTAGATTAATGAATAGTAATCCTCATAGTCAAGAGAAATATACACCGGATATATCACACAAGGTTAAGTTAGAGCTTGACCTCAAAAGAAAGAAGAAGATAAAGAGGTTTAATTGTCTAATCAGAAAAGAAGGACACTTCACTTTATTGTTTGTATAGAAGTCAAATCACTTAAAAGAATAGAATTAATATCTAAGTATAATATAAATGAGTGATTACAGCAAAGCAATTATCTATGTGATTGAGTGTTCTACTACCGGCAATATCTATATAGGTTCTACGATTCAGGACATGATGTTGAGAATGTCAAAACACGAGACGGATTTTAAAGGTTATTATGGATACAATACAAAGTTCCGTGCATACAGATCTTCTTTCGATTGTATGGAGCATGATACATATAATATATATAAGGTTGAGGATTATCCCTGTGATAATGTGTTAGAGTTAGAGCAGAGAGAAGCTCTACATATTCTTAAAGCAAGAGAGGACGGATTATTATGTACTAATAAACAGATCCCAAGACGAATTAAGAATCCTGACTATCAGAATCTTCCTGAGCTTTTTTCACATAGACCTTCTGTTGAGTTGATACATCATGACCCATAATTTTAGCGTCGGCTTCCATCTCTTCTTTTACATCTGCATATTTACTTGATAGATAAATCTTCCTAATCATTGTGGTCGATATGCTCTTACCTAAATATTTTTTCGTAGTCTTTATCATGAGCTGACTTATAGCGTTTCTTGATAATGCTTTACCTGTACTGGATTTAAATAGGATTCCCATTCCTTCCATACGAATCCACATTCTTAATATCTTCTCTAAGTCTTTACTAATATCTATCTTATTCTCCTCATACTTTTTAGCAGTCTTGTATTTATTCAATACCATAAACATATCAGCCTTATTAACTACTAGATAGTTATGTTCCTTCTTCTCTTTATCAGAGAGTTTATTGTATTCTCTTTTTGTAATAGCACCCATTTCACTTACATCATTTCTTAGAGGTAATCTTGTATATAAACTAAACAATACGAATACTTGTACTAATGCTCTTTCTTTAGCAGTGAGTTCTTCTTTCTTCTTGAGTTTTTTACTCTTGATTTCTTTATCCATATCTGCAACCATCTTAGTAAGTTCCTCCATTTCTACGAAGTTTTCTTTCTGTTTATCACTGATTTTTCCGGACGCTTGTTCGTCTTCATATTTCTTATTTAGTTCGTCTCTAATATCACCATATTCTTTAATAAGATCCTTATCACCATCAACGGCCATCAACCAAATGATAATAGCATTAAAGTAATTACGCTGGGTATTACTGGTCTTATCTACCAGTAGCTCCTTGACTGTATCTATCGACTTAACTATCTTCATTAAGTTATCAGAGTCAGATAGTTTCTTTAGTTTCTCCAAATTAGATACATAAGCTTTAATAGAAGAATCAGCAATATTAGGTCTTGATTTCTTTATCTCTTTACTCATTGTATTCGCCATTGTTATATAATTATACAAGATTATATTTACAGAAAAATAATTTACAAAAACATGGTTAATCCAAAAACAAGCTGAATATCAAGTCTTCAGGTATTCTATATCTATCTGCCTGACTAAATGACTTACTGTTCGTAATCAGCGCCCTCTCATGATTACCTAAATTGTTCTTATGGAGATTACCTACCATATTCCCACATTGTTTATTACACAATAAAGCTTCCCAGTCCGGTTTGTTAGTCCATACACGAGTCCGTTTCCTATATCCCCAGTCGCTATACATACAGTAATCAACATCGTAATAGGGTCTGTCCTTCATATATGGTCTATCCTTCATTCGTGAGGTCGCTGGATTCTCAATAAAATAATATGTGGGATTAAAGTAATCAATAATCTCTAATGTTTTCAATACTAGTCTATCGTCTGCTTTCATTTCTTCTTCTTGTACTTCTTTTGTATATAACACGCCCTTTCTCATTCTACCCATGAAACAATCTTGTAATTTAGAGTAATTCGTGCAGGGTGGAGAACCCCATATTATATCAAACTCATCGTGTGGATATTGTTTGTAATCGAAGTCCATTATATCTACTTTATGGTCTGCCGGTAATATCATATCGACAGATACACTCTCCCAACCCAGTTTATCACAACACTTTCCTACTGATCTAGTTCCGGCAAACAGCTCTAATACTTTAACCATTATACTATTACTTAGATAATATTTTTACCAAAGAATCTTATTAGCCCAATATAACGCTGTATTCTTATCAGTCGTTCTACCGTGTCTAGCGAAGTATGCTTTTCTCCGTTTCTTATCACCGTGATCTTTATCTTTATATTTACCTATCTTATCCTTAAACTGACCGTATCTCTTATCTCCAAAGTTTATCTTCTTTACCTTACCATTTTCCCCCTTTACATACACAGAATATTTCTTGTTTTTAGCCTTAGACGGCCATGGTTTGTATAGTACGGGCTTACCCTGTTTATCTAACGGCATTTATATAATGATAGTGATATTAATTAATCTATGCAAAGTAGCAATCAAACCGACCATTCTCAAGGACGGCAATCTTAACAGCCTCAATCCAGCAACGGCCAGTGTAAGCACCTGCAGGGAGAGATACATATTTGTTATGTAGTTCTAGGCCACGACTTCCCACACGCTCTCCGTCATTGACTTTATAGGCATTCCAGAAAAACTTACCGGATAGTGAGCCCTTCTGAGCTCTACCCATGTATGTGTCTCCGGTTAAGACATCACCCTGTCCCGAATATTCGTCTCGTGTAATGAAGGGTAAGAATCCTTCTGTATCTTTAACACTATGAAAGTGTAGGGCGGTATTAGACCTGTCTATAGGATACAAAAACTTATCATTCTTTTTAAGATTAGTGGTTAATTTACCATAATCAACTCCACCTGCATTCTCTAAGGCCTGTGCTGTGTATTTATTCATTAGTGTAGTGTTCGTATCAGAATTGAGTGATAGACAATTAAATACACGAGGTACTAACCGTCCAGCTCCACCGATATTCCTGATAGTGCTTTGTGCTGCTCCTGCCGTAGCATAAGAAGTCTTAGATAATTGATAATCCATGAAAGTCCAAGAAATAACCGGATTAGCAGCGGCATATGATTCCATAATCGATAGGTCATAGGTCGTATAATCTGCAATCATACGACAATCATTACGGTTAATAGTCATTTGAGCGGCTGCATTAGTCGTTCCCACCGTAGAAGCCCACCTATCAACAGACGGATTCAGTGTGAGCTCAATCTGTACTGGCTGGTCGGAGTTCAGAAGATACAAAGGGATCGCCGTCGCCTTGAATACCGGTAGTAAATCCTCTAGTGTGATTGAGAATACCCCTTCCTTAGATAGTTCAGCAAAGCTATTAATCTCTAGATTTCCGGCAGCATAATCTCGTCCAGTATCTAATGATACTTCCCTCGATACATTACCATGATATGATCCTACGGCCGCCGCTGCTGCCGTTCCTTTGAGGTAATGTTGGTGGTGGCTCATAATACGACCAGATAGGTATTGTTCTCGTTCTTTATTCATTTCACCAGCTACAAACATAGACTTATAGGCGTAGAAATTACTGAAATCGTCTAATTCACAGATGGTTTTACCTCCAATTTTCAGGCAAACTCTCTTAAATAGACTCCCCACTCCGACATTTACCGGTAGTGTCCCCTCAGCATTCGCCGTATCGTTATTTTTGAGAGAAAAACAGATACGACTGTAGGGGTTGAGAAACCCTTTGTTAGTAATCTGAAATCTGATAAATCCACTGTCTCCTGCATCGTTAAAAATAACAGGTTCTAAAACCTCTGTGTCGATATGAGCCATCTGATTAGAACTGATTTCACCCACACGGAGTAAATCAGGTATAGCGTCTTGTCCCATAGCTAGATCACTTTGAGCTTTACCTTCTTGTGATTGTACTGAGCGATAGTCAGGTTGATCTGAGGCAACTTCATCTGCTGGTGCAACATTCTCCATATTTATAGTAATATAGATATATAAAAAATAATTAAAAAAAGTCTAGGTAAAATGTATAGAAACAAGGATCTAAGAAATTACTTGAATACCACCCTGTCCGAATAGTAGAGTGTTTTTAGCATGGACGAAGACAAATGCAGAGATAGGGTTGTCGTCGGTGAGACCAAGAGTGAGCTGGACGCCCCAGTTAGTCCGTGAGAAATCAGCACCATCTACCCCCGAAATATTTGAGTATGAGACTCCTACACCGAAGGTTTGACCTCCTAGTAATGTACCATTATCGTTAGTCGTGTATTCACGATTGAGATTAACCGGTGAAATCTGATTACGATTCATCTCACTAAACGGTAGAATGCTATTCACGAAGTTTCTATAGACCTGAGGATCTACTGGCTGTGATATGGTGGGGTCTTCTTTAAAGTTAGTATCAAGGTTAAAGTTTTCAGGGAAGCGGACACCTCCACGAGTAAAAACAATCTGATCTACATTAGCTAATGCTCCGGTAGAAGTGATAGGATTAATAGTTTGTAGAGAGTTCTGATTAAGATTTTGTAGGTATGAAGACGGCACGAAGTTCATGAAGACACTATCAACACGAGATAAACCGAGAGAATAATTGAGAATAGCATTAGAATTATTCAGAGTCGAATAATACGAAGAAATACTATTATACTCAAATCCGGCCATGGCCTGTTTCTGTGCTGCTGCTTGTTCGTCAGGGCTACGGTCATGGACTTCACATTGTAGTTTAAGGTTCGTTAGTTTATACTGAGCGTTAGATAATCCACTGGCGACGGCGTCTCCTACTGAATCAAATAGTACCTGACTATCAGGAGCAAGGTGGAGGTCTATAGTAAGACCACCTAGCATATCTAGCGGTATGCCTTTACCACTGTTTAATAGACCAGTAGGGAGATATATGCAAAACTCACCTGAATTAGCAATATTACCCTCATTAACAACAGAAGTCCTCTGTGCTTCAAGCGAAGGTAGAGTTAAAGCAACCTCTCCAATGTGGCCGACTAAATCTTGATTAGAAGCAGTCATAGGGAGATACGAAGCCATGAATCTGTTGTAATGTCTTATATGTTCGATAGTCTGTTTCGTTCTCTGACTTGATAGGACAACATCAGAAAATAAACCGAGAGCTCCTAGCCTACTATCCATATATAAAGTATCGGCAGCAGTAAGGGGGTTAGTACCGTCTTTTGTAATTGTAAGATTACCACATAGTCTAACCGAAGTCCCAAATAAATCAGAAGGACTTTCAGCAATATCAAAAGAAACAATGGGATTACCCTGTTTGTAGCTGATTTCTTGATTCGGAGGTATGTTCGCTGGATTAAGCTGCAAATAACGATTACTCATATTTATAGTATATGAGACATAAATAAAATTACTAAATAAAAAACAACAAATATAATTTATACAACAACATTAATATCTCCACTTCTAATCTGAATCTGCCTTAAATGAAAGACATAGTTATTCCACATCTTATTCTTAGTGGGAGCTAATCCTTGATAATTGAGTTGTAGGGAGAAATCTTTATTACGGAGATCTTCTACTCCCCTGTTGAGAGAAAATGCCCTCATGACTCCAAAATTAGTATTAAAGTCAGACATAGACCTTACTGGTATTCCGCCCTGTGTGAGAGCTTTCTCATTTTCAATCAGAGGCATAGCATTAATAGAGTTTTTATTAGATATTTTCTGAGTTGATACTGCACGAGAGGGCTGTAATTTTCCGTCATAGAAGAAATTGTAATTTGTTAGGTAGTCAGAAATACCTACTAAACCGGATTGAGTTGAGTTAGTCCTGAAATTACCGTCTCCACTAGGGGTCAGTCCAAACTTACCACTTACATCATATGTTCCTGTGGCTGAGATAGTAGCTTTCGCCGTATAAACCGTACTATCCGTAGGTAAGCAGCAAATAGACCGACAGCGAGAGTTCTGAATAGGCAGTCTCATATTGAGGACAATATCAGTAGCAAGAGCCGAATGCTTGTAATTCTGCACGGACAGAATATCAAAACCGATAGTCCCACCTTCACTCATTTTCCTTAGCATATCAGATTCATATTGAGCTCCCATATCTAATTCTTGTACCACCATTTCTACATTCGATACTGTATATGTGGCTACATAATCAGACGCCGTAGGGTTAGATACAGATTTACTAACCATATACCAATAATTATCACCCATATTATCCGTACTTGTAATAGTTGTAGCAGCATTTACTTTAATGAAAAGCAATCCACCTCCACCTGAGGCATTAGCCGAAGCATTGATTTCAGTAATAGTCATGAAATCCACTGCTACTCCTCCCTGTGTAAATGTAGGTTTAGCTACAGTTGTATCTCTATGGACGAAATTAACTCGTTCGCCGACAACAAATCCTATATGAGCTGGGTCAAGGCATGAGTTTTCCAGTTTAACATAGAAAGAATCTGTGATCGCTACATTTTCACCAGCTACTGTAGTACTCCATTCACCTTTAACATTAGGGGATACATTACCACTACCATTAATACTATCAAACTCTGCATTGCAATTTAACTTGTTATTCTCTAAAACAGAATCTAATTGTTTCAATACTTTCTTAGCTTCCTCTAATTCTATCTCCACACGGAGACCGGTTAGGAGATTAGGATAGACACGCTCAGAGCTCCAAATACCACTATGAAGAGGGAGACAACATTTAACAGTTAAGAAATCACTTTGAGCCCAAGAAGTTCGTGAATTACCTGCTCCTGCAACTAAATCAATTCTCTTAAAGTATGGATTAGTATTCGTATCCATCATGTTAGATTTAGTAGAGCCTTGTGTTCCTCTATTAGTAGGACACCATACAGTAGAGCCTTCTGTAAGAGCTCGTTTAGATTTAACAGTGTCGTCAGCGTCGTACGAATACTTGACTCCAACCATAGCATTATAGTCTAAAATCTCTTCTAGTAAAACAGCACCGGATTCTGCCGAAGAATAGATACGAAGATTCTTGATAAGTGATTGAGCTCCAAGCTTACCATCAAGCTGTAATCGAGTGAAGCCTTCACCTGCCGGTAGTTTAATCTTAAAGTCAAACTTTAAATAACTCTCTTTCGGTTGTATAAACTTAGTTGATTTAGGTATGTCTAAACGGATAATCTGATTCTCACCAAACTCTAATCCATTCTCAGCCGTAATAGCCGAAGAGGTCTGCACGATAGGGATCTTATTCTCGGTTCTCCAAAAGGTACTCATATTTATACTTGTATGAAATATAATTGTTTTAGTCAAAAGATTTTTAATTAAAAAAAGTTATTAGAAATGACCCCCTGCTGAAATCATATGTCTAGCGTCCGTATGACTGGCAGCGAATGATCCACTTGAAGCAAGTGAGCTCACCCCCATTTGATCCATTTTATTATCTTCGGCTTCTTTATTCATAGATTCCGTCTGATCTATATGAGCTTGTTTAGCGTCTTCGTCTTCTCTGTATTGTCCTTCACCTCCTAATAATCCAGCCGCCGCTCCTACAACTGTTCCTCCTAATTCTAATGCTACGCCGAATGGAGTAGCACCAAGAGCCATACCAGCTAATTCTAAACCAGCAGAAGCCATTGTACCATAATTACCTACATGTTGTTCCCAGTTCATTTTCTTACCACTTAATTCTGCTTCTGCCGCCATACCCGCTCCGGCTACTACCCCTATAGCACCAATATATCCCGCTCCTTTAACCACTGCTTGACCTACTGTCTTTTTTAAAGCTCCCTGAAATGTCTTTACACCTTCACCCAATTCTCCGGCCTCAACTAAATCACTGAAAGTCCCAGCTGCCCTTTTAGCTGAGGCTGCTCCACCTTCTTCTACTGATTTCGATAATGCTAATGCTTTACCTGTAATTGCTGTTTTAGCGTCATTCATAGCTTCCATACCAATAGCAACCTCGTCTCCAACCGCCCTTACTTTTTTAGCTGCCTGACCTGCCCCTGATTCTAATTCACTTGATAATTCAGCTGCATTAGATGATAATCCCTGTGCTGTATTTTCAGCATGACTTAAAGCTCCTGATTTAAATGATTTTAATTGTGAAGAAGCCCTGCTACTTAATTCTTCTCCTGCTTCTGTTCCCTGTGCTCTTAAATCGTCGGCCAGTGATATAACTTTATCTTTACCTTTCGTGGCTGCTCCTCTCGCCGTGTTTTCTATATCATTAGCAATATCACCTCCAGCGTCTGCAATCTGATTCGATAGATCATTACCACCCTCACCTATATCAGCTAAGAGGTCTCCTGCCTTTTCTCCCCTCTGTATCAGTTTAGATTTACCTGTACCTATTTGTTCGTCTAAATGTTCTGTTAAATCTGCTATGGATTGTCGCCTCTTATAATCTTTACCTACGGCTACTTGATCTTTATATAATGTTGAATGAGAATATCCGCCCCAGTCTTGTCCTGTCTCACTATCAACAAAGTCAAACTCACCTGACCTACCTATATTAGATTTACCCATTCCTTTCTTCCGAGCTACTTTCCAGTGCCTACTAACTTTACGATCACCTAGTTGATCTACCGTATCTCCAAATGTTTCTGCAAATCTTTCATTTTCTCCTTTTCTTGTAATAACTTTCTTCTCCATAAAATTACCCCAGTCCTTAGCATTTCCATGAGTGAAACCTTCTCTAATTCCTCCGGTTGTCTTCATCAAACCTTCTCCTGTTTCTGTGGCTGTCCCTGTTGCTGTCCCTAATACATCACCACCAAGAGTAGAAGCCTGTTGTGCCTTACGAGCAGCAACAGTAGCTCCTCTCGACCTTAATGCTGCTAATTCAGAGTCAGCCTCAACGAAGCTTCCCCCTGCTGTTTCTACAACTTGTTTAACTGATTTTTTAGCAAGTTCAGTTGATTCACCTACAATACTTTCTCCCTGCTGGACGGCTTGTTGTGTGGCTTCATGAAATCCTTGTTTAGCTTCTTGTACTGCTTCTTGTGCTTTACCTCCAACTGATTCAGCCGTATCCTCAATTGATGATAGAGCCTCCTGTGCCTGTGTCTTACCTCGCTTCACTGCACTCTCCATTTTATCAGCTGAATCTCCGATAGTTTCTTTGACTTCTTTTCGTAATCTATTCTTTACTTTATCCGCCATTGATATATCTTCTACATTACCGGTCAATTCACCCTCTTTAGCTAGGACTGCTTGTTTAGCCCCTACCTTTTTTACTTTCGGTATGTCTCCCTGTGCTCCACGACGGATACGCTTACGACCTTTAATGTCTCCCATTATATCTTCACCAACCCATTCTTCTAATGCTCCGTGTGCTTCGGCTGCATTCTTTTTCATAGCTTCTAATTTCTCATAATGACCTTTAACGGATAAACCTTTCATGGCTGTGCTTAATCCTTTTTCACCTGCAAGTATTCCTTCTTGTACCTCTGATTCTGTTTTCTCGGTTTCTAACATAGCGTTATTAGTTAATATCTGTTCGTCCATAAGTTCATTATGAGCTCGTATATTAGAATTAGCTCCGGATAGATAAGAAGCATAATTGTTCGCCAAACTCATATCCGCTCCATAGTCCATATTTATATTGTATATGAATATTTAAAAATAAATAGATAAAAAGATAATTACATTTCTTTTTCCTCTGCTGATTTCGGCCACAACTTAGTATGATATGAAATCCACGCCTCAGCTGGATTCTCCTGTAGATTTAAATGGAGTGTTTCGTATTTCTTCTTCGTGGCCTCACCATAGAGCCTCCTGAAATTAGCGTCTGCATTCGTGCCGTCAAAAAACATTCCTGAATATTCCTCTGATAATTTATCTAGTTCCTGTTCGTTAGTTAGTTTCCCTATGATTATATTAGTAGCATTAGCTCTAATAGTCGGACTGACCTTACGAAATAATTGTGTCGATACACACATTAAACCTATATTCACATGGCGACGACGAGCTGCTAAATTGTCTAAGGCCGTAGTCTTCTCTCCAAGACAATCATCGATACAAAGTGCAATGTGGGGCATATCTTCAACTGTACCAAAACTCTTCTGATGAGATACTAATTTATGAATCATACTATCGTCGTAATGGTCTTCACATGTAAAGGCTTGTCGTAAAAATCTCGCTGTTGTATCATTGTTAATTGTTGTGGATATTATTGAAACATCGTCAAAGTAATCCTGACCGTAAAAGTCCGGAGAGAGAAAGTAATTACTCAATTGTGTCGTCTTCCCACATTTACAAGGCATAACCATGAGGACTAATGCTGGGGGTTGAGGTACAGAAGGGTCTAAATATTTAGTCTTCTGTTTAGGTGGATCTACTACTTTCCTGATTTTCGGCATTCTCTTATATAACTATGTGGATATTTTTTATATTTCTTAACCAATTCTAAACATTTCTTTTCTGCATTCTCCGGTATGTATCTCGGAGC